CCCCGGAAGCAAAATTAGACATCGACAATGCCCTCAGATCAGCCTCAATCGACCCTGACGGGCTCAAAGCCATCCTTATAAGGCATGGGTTGCAATTGTCCCTAAGAGAGGCTGCAATGGTCGTTCCGGGATCGGAGGAGTACTACATAGGATCATACGAACAAGCCATAGACATGATAGTTTCACACTTGTCTAGCCCTCATAACAAGGGACACAAGAAACAGCTTAAAGTCTTAGAAAACCTTAATAGGTTAATGATTAATGATTATTATCACCCCTTCCGCAACTTGGGAGGGGTAAGGTTAGAAGTGGCGGAAGGGTTAAAAAGATATGACGAATTGAGTGCGGAAATGGTCAAACAGTCAATGGATCCAAGTAGGGTCCAAACAATAATGGATATGACATCAGACAACTATTATCCGTCTTATGATGTTTCCGCAGCAGTTGAAGACCCTCATCGCCAAGTCAATTACATCAATCGACGTCATCATGGCAACGATCACTTTGTGCAGTCCGACATATCCAACAATGTAGGCAGGTGGGATGTATGGACAGATGTAGCATAGATTATGATCAATTACTAGATGATCTCCACATATATTATGGGGCGGCGACGTATGGAAACAAAAGCAATAAGGATGTCCAAAATGATTTCAAGTGGCTTATGGACAATCCACTATATAGGGAAGCAATGGTTGCAGCAGGGTACGCACCAGATACCCCGATAGATGTGAGGCGCATCAAAATCTGTAAAGTCTGCAAAAAACCCTACTATAGTAGAGACAAAAACAATAGGAGTGTGACTTGCAACAGGGTGCCGTATCGTCGTCACAAACAAGATGGGACTCCCTTCAAGTCATCGGAAAAGGGTCGATCAGAGTGTTGGATGATCAATGATAATAGGGTGCACCAAGACAGGATCAACAAAAAGGTATTGGATCGCTAATATAGTAGAGAGCAGATTAGACGATACCCACATAACAATTGAGAGAGAGGGAGTTATTATCTAACTTGCCTCTCTTTTTTCCTTGAAAGCAAAAATCAAATATATCATATGCAGCCCCATCTGATAGGATCCTCCTCCTTGTTAATATGGCACTTACTATCCTCCTTATAAAAAAACAGTAACGTACCGGATGGGGTTGTATATCATGTATTTGATTCGTTCAAAAAAAAGAAAGAAGGTGATCACAATGAGTAAAAAAGAGTTAACCCCCAAACAGAGACGATTTTGCGAGGAATACTTAATCGATTCCAATGGTGCCCAGGCCGCAATAAGGGCTGGGTACTCTCCCAGGGGCGCAAAACAGAGGGCACACACCCTAATGTCTAACCCGGCAGTCAGAGGATACTTAGATGATCGGATGGAGGCTCTCCAACAAGATGCGATAGCGGACCAGACCGAGGTACTACAAGCATTGACTCAGGTTCTGAGAGGTACCAGAATGGGATCTGCCCTAGTTGGAGTCGGCAAAGGTGAGCAAGAAATTGATGAAATTCCTCCGACCAATACGGAAATCATTAAGGCGGCGGAACTCCTAGGCAAGCGTTATGGCATTTGGGAAGAGAAAAAGACTGTAGATATTAATACAGCAGTTTCGTTCGTTGATGACATTAGTTGATTAGGGGTGATGATATGAAGGAAGTTAAAAAATTATCAGATCTACTACCTCCTGCTTTCCATGGAATATGGAGAGCTAACCTAGATCCAAAAATTTTGAATATTATTTGTAAAGGCGGTCGTGGAAGCGGGAAATCATCTGATATTGCACATATTATTGTTCAAAATTTGATGAGAAACCCTATTAACGCAGTTGCCATCCGAAAAACAGATAATACGCTTGAATTGTCCGTCTACGAACAGATCAAGTGGGCGATAGAGCAACAAGGAGTGAGTCATCTCTTTAGGTTCAACAAAAGTCCTCTTAAGATTACTTATGTCCCTAGAGGCAACTATATTGTATTTAGGGGAGCCCGAGACCCGGAGCGGCTTAAGTCCCTCAAATCAGCTGAGTTTCCGTTTGCACTCTTATGGATAGAAGAGCTCGCTGAATTTAGAGAAGAGGATGAAGTTACAACAATCACTAACTCATTCTTGCGTGGAGAGCTGAAAGATGAATTACAGTATAAGTTTTTCTACAGCTACAACCCCCCAAAACAAAGACAAAGTTGGGTCAACAAAAAATACGAAACTGCATTGCAACCAGACAACACTTATGTGCATCATTCTACCTATTTAGATAACCCCTATATTTCAAGCCAATTCAAGAAGGAAGCGGAAGCCACTAAAGAAAGAAGTCCGTTACGATATAGATGGGAATATCTTGGAGAAGCAATTGGATCAGGGGTTGTTCCTTTTGACAATTTGCAAGTCATCCCAGGTAGCATCACCGATAAAATGGTTGAAAGTATGGACAATATCCGCTCTGCAGTCGACTTTGGGTACTCTGTTGATCCTTTAGCTTATGTAAGGTGGCATTATGACAAAAAAAGGAATGCTATTTACGCAATCGATGAAATCTACGGAGTCAAAATTAGCAACAGAGACCTTTCCAGGCAGCTTAAGATGAAGGGATATTCATCAGATAGGATCGCAGCTGATTCTGCTGAGCCAAAGTCCATCGCTCAGCTTAAGAATGAGTTAGGCATCCCTCGCATTTATGGGGTCAAGAAGGGTCCAGACAGTGTGGAATATGGAGAGGAATGGCTTGCTGATCTAGATGCAATCTATATTGACCCGCTCCGTACTCCTAGCATCGCAAGGGAATTTGAATCAATTGACTACCAAGTCGATAGGCTAGGAAACCCTATCCCACGTCTTGTGGATAAGGACAACCATACAATCGATGCAACCAGATACGCCTTCGAGGATGATATGGGGGCGAAAAGAAAAATAAAAACACTACCTAAAGGAATATTCTTTTAATAGGAAACCTTAATAATTAACATATTAATGAAAGGAGATGAACTAAATGAGTGAAGAATTATTAACTCCAGAAGAGATTGAAGAACTAATAGAGGAGCACGCAACCACTGTATCTAGATATCACAAATTACACGACTATTATAGAGGCAAACATGACATCCTTGACAAGCAAACGACCAATCAAGATGCTCCTAACAATAAAACAGTCAATAACTATGCTGCTTACATTACTGATTTGCAAGTCGGATATTTCCTGGCAAAGCCAATATCATACAAGATCCCAGATCTCGACCTAAACGAAATGATTGATGACATCTTTTTGGATAGCGACGAACACGATCTAAACGTCGAAATTGCAAAAGATTGCAGTATTTACGGCGAAGGCTTTGAGATCCTTTACATCGATGAGGAAGGGGCATTAAGGTTATCAGGGTTAGACCCTGCATCAGTCATCCCAATATATAGTAATGACGTCAGACGGGTCCTAATCGGGGCAATCAGATATTATTACGATCGTGATGATGTCCTATTCGTAGAAGTTTATACGGGAGACAGAATCTACTATTATGAAGACGACGAAGGATTGGTCCTAAAAGAAGAAAAAGAACATGTATTTGCTCAAGTCCCTATCGTCCACTACATTAATAACGAAGAACGGATGGGGGATTACGAGCAAGTCATATCCCTAATTGATGACTATAATGCCAGACTCTCCAGCTCAAGTGATGAGTTAGAGTATTTTGCGGATGCTTACTTGAAAATAAAAGGCATGAGTGGGACGACAGCTGAGGACATTAAGACAATGAGGGAGCAGAGAGCGTTTCTCGTGGAAGAAGGTGGAGATGTTGACTTTGTAACAAAAAGCACGAGTCCATCACACTCTGAAACTCATCTAAATATGGTCAATAATAACATTCATAAATTTAGCAAAACGCCTGATTTATCGGATGAAAAATTTAGCGGAAATTTGTCCGGTGTGGCAATCCGATATAAGATGCTTTCTATGGAGCAGGTGACTGGGATCAAAGAGCGCAAATTTAAAAAGGCTTTGTCTCATAGGCTTAAGATGGTTATTCATTTCGTCAATGTCAAAATGGGCGGAGATTATGAGTGGAGAGACATTGAGCCTGTATTTTCACGAAACATCCCGGATAATGTGGCGGAATTGGCCGAGATTGTCACTCGATTGTCCGGAATGATGCCTACTGAGTCACTACTTGCACTCCTTCCATTTGTGGACGATCCGATCCGGGAGCTTAAGTTACTCAAATCAGAAGAAGAGGGTGACACCCTTGATTACAGTACCTACCAATCCCTTAACCCTGATACAGATAACGCCAATTTGGGTCCTACTACGTTGGAGACCGATCAAGGTTAAAAATAGGGTCAATTTGGGATTAAGGATTCAAGAAAGGAGTTGACGAATAATGACTAACGACCTATATAAGGACCTCGTTGATCTAATTTCAAGAATCGAAGAAAAAATCAATACTCTAGCAAACGAAGTCATAGATAAGCTTAAAGAAGCGCTTGACGAAATTATTAAGGCCCTAAAGAACAAGATGATGTCTATATCTGATCGATACGATTTCCAGGGCGAGCGATTAACGGAAGAAGATATGGATCAGATAGAGTCTTATCGTCAATTCCTAGAGGAAGAAAAGGTGGAAGTTAAAGAGGATGGCAAAAATACGGTCAAAACACTGATCGGACTTGCTGTCCTATTTTATTTCTGTCGATTTTCAAAAAGAAGTGAAGAAATCATTGAAATCCATTTGGAAAGAGCAATAGATATCTCCATAAAAGATGGATCCAAGATAAAACCTATTTTGCATAAAAGAGGAATAAAGGCACCTAAGAGACCTAAAAAGGGTGTTAAGCCACAAGTGTTGATTGACGATAACTGGTCAGGGGTTAATTTTAGAGAAATTTTGGATGAATTGAGTAGGACAGTGATCTACAATACCCGCAGGGATCTGATCAGATGGGTAATTGCGGGGATGGATTCCAACCAACTCAAAAAAATACTAGAGAAACAGCGAAAAGCATTAGAGTCTAGTATTAAGAGAATAACAAAAACTGAGTCAACGTCTGTATTAGCTAGATCAATCAAGGATATCCTGGTTAATCAGTATGGGGCGGATGGTTATGAATACGTATCTGAGGATGATAGTAAGACTTGTAGCATATGCAAGAAACATCATGGCAAGGTTAACGACATCATCCCTCCAGTGCATCCTAATTGCCGTTGCTACATCATCCCACACTTTATCGTCTCTTAATTTTACATATATATAGTAGAGACATAAGAAACAAACTAAACAAATGGACTCTTTGTTTATGTTGATTCTCGCTTATTTTTAGAAATATATAAACGATAAAGACATAATAACAGGACTAGAAGGGTCAAAAAAGAAACTTCTAGGGCTAAAGGAGAGAATTAAAGTGACTATTGAAGAAATCAAAGCGTTCTTAGAAAGCAATAAAGAAGATGAATCTGTACAAGAATTACTCAAGGAGTTGCAAGCTCCAGGTGAAATCAAAGATTACGATCAATATTTTGAGGAGAATGAAGGTGCTGCGAAATGGCTCCAAAGTGTAACAGATAGCAGAGTGACTAAAGGGATCGAGACTTTTAAAGAAAACAAGATGCCTCTTCTAATTGAGGAGGAGTTGCAAAGGATGAATCAAAAAGATTTGTCTCCAGATCAAGTAAAAATAAAAGAATTAGCTGACAAATTAGAACGATTAGAAAGAGAAAAAGAGCGTGAAGCACTTAAAAACTATGCATCAAAGACTCTTGCTGATACTGGTATTTCAATCGATTTTGTGCCTTACATTATGTCGGATAACAAAGAAAAGTTAGAGGAAAACATTAAGGGTATCCAAAGTATCCTCTTAAAATCAGTCGAAACAGAAGTCAGTAAAAGGCTTAAAGGAGCAACCCCTGTCGCCCCTAAAGGTGGTGATGATAAGCAAATCACGAAAGAAAAATTGAATAAAATGAGTTACCTGGATCGAGCAAGATTTGCTCAAAGTAATCCAGATTTGTACCAAGAACTAACTAAATAATTTCAGAAAAGAATGGAGAAGTGAACAAAATGAATAAGACAAAATTACAAGATTTAATCAATCCTGAGGTAATGGCTGACATGATTAGCGCCCAATTACCAGCTCAATTAAGATTTTCCGCAGTGGCGGAGATCGATAACACGTTAGAAGGACAACCAGGTAATACAATCACAATCCCTGCTTACAAGTATATCGGTGATGCAGCGGACGTTGCCGAGGGGGAACCAATCCCGGTAGAAGGTCTGGCAACAGAATCTAGCCAGGTAACGATTAAAAAGGCTGGTAAAGGTACTGAAATTACGGATGAATCAGTCCTTTCTGGCTATGGCGACCCTCTTGGCGAAAGTCAGAATCAATTAATGATGGCGATCGCTAACAAGGTAGACAATGATGCACTCGATGCTTTATTAGAAGCTACATTACATGTGGATCGTTCAGAAGAAGAGATTAATCCAGATGCAATCAGCGATGCAATCGATTTATTTGAGGAGGAGTCCGACGAAGCTCGCATCTTGTATGTATCACCTAAACAAGTAGGTCAATTACGGAAATCAGATGCGTTTACTCGTGCATCAGACCTCGGTGATGATGTATTGGTTAAGGGAGCTATCGGCGAAATCTATGGATGTCAAGTTGTTCCAAGCCGCAAAATCACTGCAGAGGATGGAAAATACACGAACTTATTGGTCAAACCAGGTGCTTTAGCAATCTACTTAAAACGTAAGCCGGAGATGGAATCTGACCGAGATATCATCAAAAAGACAACTGTATTGACTGCAGATCAGCACTACGGTGTAGCGATCAAGGACGTTACAAAAGTCGCTAAATTGATCGTTAAAGAGTAATTCATGGGGGCGGGAAACCGCCCCACCCATTAAATAAGAAGGGGTGATCATGATGGGGATATTGCTACAAAGGCATTATAAGTCCAAAGCAAAAAAAGAAGTTGAACAGAAAGTAATCGATCTAACAAAGCGTTATAAAAAGAACTCCCTCAAAGGGATGGGGCTCATCCAAATGGATGGCGACCTCTATCATAAAGATGGATCTACATATCAGTATGCAGGTGGCTATCTCAAGCCTGTTGAGGGGTGACAGTTATGACTCTAGATGAATTAAAGACTAGATTGTCCATTACTGATGACAGTATGGATCCGCTCCTGTTGATCAAGATTGAAGATGCCATTGATTATGTAAAGAGGCGGACCAATCAAGACTTTCCAGATGGATTACCTCCTGCTGCAAAGATGGCTGCTGCACAATTGGTAGGATACAGTATCAATTCTAGTGGAAACATCAAGATTGAGCAGATTGGAGACTCTTCCTTCACTTATAAAGATGAGAATGATCTTTATAAAGAGGTGGACAAAATCTTAATCAGAGCAAGGTTGATTCGAATGGGGTTTTTACGATGAATACTTTTAAAAAATCTATTGAAAGAGCTATACTCCATGACCCTCATAAGGTAACCATCTATAGAACGACGAAGAAAAATACTGGAAAAGGCTACATGGAGACCGTCAAAGAGACACTTCCAACGCAAATCGTTAGGATCTACCCTATTAAGTCAGATGGTTATAGAATCACTGACCAGCATGGAACCCAATCAGTAGACCGACATTATCGCCTACTGGGGTTGCCGGATCTAGATATTCAAGCCGACCCTAAAAACAAGGACCTTGTTGAGTCTATTTTGGGCGTTTTTGAAGTCTTGGAAATCTATCCATACACTAGGGGCGGTCTCGTTGTTGGATTGCAAGCTGACTTAAAGAGGGTGAGTAGAGATGCCATTTCTAATCATAAAAAATAAAATTGATCAGAGGAAACATACTCTTCCTAACGTAACAAAGAAGCTGGCTAAAGAACTGGAAAGAGAAGCTAAAGCCAATGCATTTTGGTCTGACCGTACAGGGATGACGAGGCAAGCAATAAAGGGCAAATCAGAGGGTGCTTCTAATGGAGCGGTCCTATCTCTAGGACACTACTCGAAAGTCGGTCTATATCATGAGAAAGGTACAGGAATCTATGGTCCAAAAGGAAAGCCAATCACTCCTAAAAGAGCCAAATACCTTGTTTTCATGGGCGATCATGGACAATTAGTATTTGCCAAATCCGTAAAAGGGATGCCTAAAAAACCGATTGTTGAACCTACTGTTAAGAAAAATATCCCTAAGATAATCAATAGAGTAGGGAGGCATTTTAAATTATGAAAAATGAGACAATAAGGATTGCAATGACTAGGCACATAAGTGCATCAGTTGGATCTCTAAAAGGAAATGTTTGGGAGCCGACAACAAATACATCAGTGGTCCTACCTCAAGCAACGATCAGGCAAAATGCCGAGGTAGATCAATCCGGGACTCCATATGCAGGAGCATCTTATATCTATGATGTATGGGTTTCGGTCTCCCCTGAAACATATAACTCACTCGATATCCTTATTAATGAAGTTAAGGATTCATTAATGGATAACATATTAATGATTAAGGATGTCCCTCATTATATCCAGTACACGGGTTCGTCTACGGAGGACATGTATTTGGAAGATTGGGATGCTTATAGCCGATCCATTACTCTACAAGTCCATGCCTTGGATTGGGTTTTAGAAAAAGTGTCGGACCCTAGCCCTGTACAGGCTCTGATTGAATACAGTAGGGATAATTTCAGGGATGCTCAATTAGATCCTTATATATGGGATCCCAAAGAAACCGCTCCTGCCCTATATTGGCGGCAAGGGGATGTAGAGGTCGATCAAAAAGAATCATGGGGGCATGGTATACGGCCACAATACATGGACATATCATCAGCCCTTCAAGCGCTGAAACCAAGATGATGTCTGACCTGGTTGTTAGACAGATGGGGTTAGATCGACGGACTTATATGTCTGATCAATCTCCAATATCATTTGAAGACATTAAGTCCGACATAGGGTATGACCCTTTTTCCCAGGGTCAAATAACAGTTACTGTCCGTTTCGGTTTATTGCAGGATCGACCTGCCAAAAGAGAAATCAATGTCTACATTAGGGACAGAGATAAGATCACTTCCCACATTAAAGGAGGTGATTGATATGACAGGAGTCAAAAAAGAGGCGGTTAAAAAAGAGGCAACTCCAAGAAAGAAACCCGCTCCTAGGGAAGTAAAGAAATACACTCTAGAAGAGTATATTGCCGCAGCAAAAGACTTAGGAGAGCTGCCAGAGGTCATTACTGGGGCCTTAATCAGCCTCAACAAGGCTACTCAAGAATACTCGAAGTCTGAGTATCAGCAAGCAATCCGCAGTTTCAAATCAAAAATGTAACACTAAAAGAATGGAGCGATGAATAATGAATGGATACGGAGCAATGTACAATCCTGGACAGGAAAAATCATGTCCTGGAGCTTATATGACATATTTCAATAATGGAGAAAATCGTTTAAAAAGCAATAATGGTGAATTATTTACTTTAATCCAAGCTGAGGTTGGACCCCTTAACGAAGTGGTCACAATCCATAGTGTGGAAGACGTAGAAGGGGTATATGGGGCTGGAAAAGGTTCAGATACAGTCAAAGCAGCATTGGAAGGTGGAGCAGTTAAAGTTCATACTTTAAGAGTGGGGAAAGGTGGAAAACCTGCAGTCTTTGACGATTTGGAAACAGGTGTAAAAATTGAGTCTGCTTATCCAACAGGTCAAGATATGGTCTTAGAGGAAGAAGAAAAGTTAGCAGGTGGCTACACTCTTGCTGTCTATTCGAATGGAGCTCTCTTGGAAGAAATCGACTACACTGATGCTAGAGATATCAAGAGTACACACCTTAATATCAGCATTGATGACACATATGTTTCGGACAAAGTCCTTAAAGGTGAGAAGTCTACTGGAACAGGTGAAGCACCAACTGTAGAAGATGCAAACTACATTGGATCACTTGAAAAAGCAGAGGTTTTCAATTGGGATGCACTCTTGGTGGACAATGAATCAAAAACTGTACACTTTGCAGCACACACTTTCGTTCGACGCATGCTTAAAGAAGGTCGTAGAGTGTATACAGTCTTAGGACTTGCTCCAGAGATGACGACCGAAGAAAAGATGGCTTATCCTAAAGCTTTCAATGATTTTTTAGTCATTTGCGTGGGAAATGGCTTCATTCGCCAAGATAGAGTCTACGAAGGCGCTACGTCTGCAGCTTATCTGGCGGGAATGATTGTAAAAGAGCCTTACACTTATAATGCAAGCTTTAAGACAATTCGAGGGGCGGTTGAAGTAGTCGGTCAACTAAAACCATACGAATATGATGAGGCTGCTGACAAAGGATTGGTCGTCTATGCATATAATCGCAACGGTGATGTCAAAGTTGACTATGGTATCAATACAATCACTACGTTCGATGATAAAGAAGATGAAGGTTGGAGGGAACTGACCCCTCGAAATGGGACAGTATAAAAAAGCATCATGCAACCAGTTTTCGGTACTCTACTGGAGACTGGTTGTTTAGTTTAAGTTGAATTCGGGTATTGTTGAAGTAGTGGATATATTCTTGAACAGTTTTTACAACGATTGCTGTCGTTGTTTGCCTTAACTCTTCAAGATAGAACGTTTCAGACTTCAGGCAGGAATGAAACGATTCGATTGGGGCATTATCA